TATTACCATGGATTGGTTACTTTGTAAATCCTGTTGCAATTGGTTCTGGTTCAAGTTTAACTCAAAAATTAAAAAATACTTTAAAAAAGAATATAAAAAGCATTGTAGATGAAATTGCTACAAAAGATAATTTAATAGCTTTGGGGGAAATAGCTGTTTCTAAGGCTATAGAAGATGTAATTCTTGGAAAAGAAATTGGTGTTAATGAAGTAGTAGCACAAGTAATAACAGATGTCGCAGGTGGATTGGTAGAAGGTGGTAAATTACAAACATCTGATATTGAAAAAAATGTAAAAGACTCTTTAATAGCCACAGAAGATGAAACGGCTAACCTAATAGGCTCAAAACCCGCACCACCTAATGAATCGTATATTAATGCAGGTGGATAAATTTAAACTTATTATATTTATTAACATAACGAATACATTTTTATTATGAAATCAGACATTTTATTATCACTTATTAAAGAAGTGGTTAAGAATGAAGTTAAAACACAGGTTAGACAACAAGTTATTTCTGAAATAACTAAGTTGGTTAAATCCGGTGCAGTTACATTAAATTCTAACAGAAAACCACAAACTCCTACATTAAAGGAGGCAATTACAACTACAGACCCATTTGCTGCGGCAAGTGCTGCTTTACAAAAAAGCAGAGTATCTGTACCACAACAACACAGAGTACAACCAACTCAAAAAGAATACACAAAGAATTCCGCATTAAACGAAATTCTTAATATGACTCAACCGTTTACTGCTGCACAAAGAGCAGAAGGTGGTGGAAGTGGTGGAAGTGTATTAGATATGTTACAACCACAAATGAGTGTGGATGAAGAAGGTTGGGAAACTATGGATTATAGAGGAATTGAATCTCCTCAAAATATCCCACAACAAATGGAATCAACTGGCGATGGGTTGCAAGATGCAACAATAAAAGCATTGACAAGAGATTATTCAGAATTAGTAAAAAGATTTAAATAATGGCAATAGAGCTTGGTAAGGTTAATGTAGTAGATTTAGCAGAAAACGATTACAAAGTACTTGGAATTGGAATTAATAGAAGCTCCGATTCCAATGGTATATTTGCAACCAATTTTACTACATTAACTCAAGCTAAAGATAATTTAAAAAATCTTATTTTAACTAGAAAAGGAGAAAGGTTAATGCAACCTGAATTTGGTTGTGATGTTTGGAGAGTATTATTTGAACCATCGGATGGGGTATTAATAGAAACAAGTATAGAAAATTCAATTGTAGATGCAGTTTCAATTTGGTTGCCATATTTGAATATAGATACTATTATATTTGATTATGATGAAAATGATATAGATAATCATAAAATAGCTTTGGACATTAAATTTTCATTAAAATCAAACCCAAATCTTTCGGAATCAGTACAAATAAATGTAAATAATTAATAATGGCAATTAAACCTTTAGATAAGAATTGGGGAAATGATAATAAAAAGATAAATTATCTTGGTAAAGATTTTGCAACCTTAAAGCAAAACTTAATAGATTATACCAAAACGTATTTTCCAAATACCTATTCCGACTTTAACGAAGCATCGCCTGGTATGGTGTTTGTTGAACACGCGGCTGCTATTGGTGATATTTTATCTTTTTATCAAGATGTTCAATTAAAAGAATCAATGTTGGCGTATGCTACTGAACGTAAAAACGTTATATCATTAGCACAATCAATAGGGTATAAACCAAAAGTAACAACACCTGCGGTAACTACAATGACAGTTTACCAATTAGTTCCATCTGTTTTTGAAACGGATGGAGGTGGTTCTAATTATTTACCAGATAGTAGATTTTATTTAACAATAAAAGAAGGAATGGAGATTTCTTCAACAACAAATGGAAATGTAACATTTAGAACTACGGATGTAGTTAATTTTTCACAAACCGGAAGTAATTCGGTTAGTGTATTTGAAAGAGATGAATTTGGTAATCCTACTAGATATTTAATTAGCAAAACAGTTAAAGCAATATCCGCAAGAGAATCTACTACATCAGTTTCGTTTGACCAATCGGATGTGGATTACCCATCTAAAACATTATCCGATTTAAATATTATAGGTATAACATCTGTCATTGAATCTAATACAAACGAAATATGGTATGAAGTTCCATATTTGGCACAGGAAAGTGTTTTTGTTGAAAAACCAAACATATCATATAATTCCGATTTAAGTGAATTTTCTGGTTCAGTTCCTTATATATTGGAAGTACAAAAAGTACCTCGTAGATTTTCAGTAAAAGTAAATTCGGATAATACTATGGATTTACAATTTGGAAATGGTGGAGGTAGTGGTTTAACGGATGAACAAATATTACCAAATACAAAAAATATAGGATTAGGATTGGCAAATACTATTCAAAGATTAAATCAAGGAATAGACCCATCTAATTTTTTAAAAACAAATACATTTGGAATATCACCAGCAGGTAAAACCCTTTTAGTTAAATACTTAACGGGTGGTGGAATTCAATCAAATGTAAATACTGGTGATTTAACTACAATTACTAACATACAATTTGAAGAAGACTTATTATCAATTCCAACTAATTTAATAAATTCTTATAATGATACAAAAAATACAATAGCAGTTGAGAACTTAGAACCTGCGGTTGGTGGTAGAGGTAGTGAATCAATTGAAGAAATAAGACAAAACGCGTTAGGAACATTTGGTTCTCAAAATAGAGCAGTAACAAGACAAGATTATATTGTTAGAGCATTATCTATGCCAGAAAAATATGGTAGTATTGCAAAAGTATATGTATCACCCGATGGTGAAGTTGATAATAATTCGCCATCATCAATTTTGGCAAATCCAAAATATATTTCGGAATTCGTTGGATTAGTTGACGGTTTAAAAGATAAACCACAATCGGAAGTTCAAAAAGAATTAGTCAAATATCTTTCACAAAAACGTTCTGCAATATCGGAAGTAAATAATCCATTTGCAATAAATATGTATATATTAGGATACGATGAAAATAAAAAACTTACAAATTTAAATAATGCAGTTAAACAAAATCTTAAAACTTATTTAGGTGAGTATCGTTTAATGACCGATTCTGTAAATTTATTAAATGGATTTATTGTAAATATTGGATGTGATTTTGAAGTAATATGTTATTCTAACTATAACAAAAATGAAGTAGTAGCAAATTGTTTATTAGCATTGCAAGATTATTTTAATATAGATAATTGGACATTTAATAAACCAATAAATTTATCAGAAATAGAATTAATTCTTGCAAATGTAGAAGGTGTTATGAGTGTTCCATCGGTTAAGATATATAATCTATGTGGTGGAGATGGAAATTATTCTACAAACAAATATAATATAGACCAAGCAACTAAAGATAAGATGATTTATCCATCATTAGACCCTTGTGTTTTTGAAGTTAAGTACCCAAATAAAGATATTAAAGGAAGAGCACTATAATGCATAAATTTTTCACATCATCATTTGACGCAAGTATATACTTACAACAACCAGACCAAAACGCAGGTAGGGATGAAATGTTGGAAGTTGGTAAATTATATTATGGCTCTATAAAAGATATTGCTAGAACTTTAATTAAATTTAATTCAACTCAAATATCACAATCCGTTGCTGAAAATATTGGTACTGGTAGTTATTCTGCATTTTTAAATTTAAAAGCATCCAAATCCGAAGAAATACCATTACAATACACATTATACGCTAATGCAATTTCACAAAGTTGGATAATGGGAACTGGTACTAAATTTGATAATATAACTTCAGATGGTGTTAGTTGGAAATATAGAAACGGAATTGATACTTGGCAAGATAATGTAACTGCGGGGACTGCTATATTTGCAGCAGGAACAACTGGTTCGGCAAACGCCGAGGGTGGTACGTGGTATTTAAGTGGTTCTGCATCTCAATCATTTGATTATGAGACGGATGATGTTAGAATGGATGTAACAAATATAATTAAATTATGGGTTAGTGGTTCTATACCAAATAACGGTATTATAGTACACCATGGTTTAAATGAAGAAAACGACCTATTAGATTATGGTGTTATTAAATTCTTTTCAAAAGAAACTAATACTATTTATGAACCAAAATTAGAATTGGTTTGGGATGATAGTAGATTTTTAACAGGAAGTTTATCACCTGTAACTGGTTCAGCACAAGATGAGTATAAAGTTGTTATTACTAATTTAAAAAATGAATATGTTGCTAATACAAAAGTAAAAATCAGATTAAAGGGTAGAGATATATATCCTTCAAAAACATTTGATAGAACATTTTCATATGACCAAGTCAAATATTTACCATCCGGTTCAACTCAATATCAAGTAGAAGATTATGTAACAGGAGAAACAATATTTCCATTTGGTGATTATACAAAAGTAAGTTGTGATGCTATATCCAATTATTTTATAATGGATTTATCAACACTTCCAATTAATAGAACATATCGATTAAAAATAAAAATAATTGAAAGTGGAATAGCTACAATTGTAGATGATAAATATATATTTGAAATAGTATCCTAATGAACACATCTACAGAAACAATTTCTGAAAAAATAGAAAATATAAAAAAGACACAATTAGAAGAAATTTTAAAAGTGTCTGGGTCTGCTTCAATTACTAAAAATGAGTATGGAGTAACAATTATAAATGATAATGATTCAGCATCTTCTTTAATTTTTAAATCTTTAAATAAAGATAAATACGATAATGTTGAATTACAAAAAGCAGTTAATACAACAGTTACGGAATTAAGACCTGATATTCCGGTACCAAATTTAAATTTAGTTCCCAAACCTCTATATGATGATGAAGTTGCAATTAATGAAGATTTAAGAAAAAAAGTAGCAGATTTAACGGTAGAAAATGAAGATTTAAAGCAACAAATTGCAGTATTAAAAGCATTGGTAGAAATAGAGATAAACAAAAGATTAGTAACAGAACAAACTAATGATGCATTATCTAATCAATTGGCTATTTTATCTAAAACTATAGGGGAATTTGCATTGCAAATATCAACCGCAGTTCAAAAATCAATTGATGAATCTATTTTAAGAGCATCTTTGCAAGCACAAAATAAAGGTTTCTTCGCACAGATTACTGCATTAATTAAACAAATTGATTCATTAAACTCAATTATTGAAGGTTTACAGGCACAATTGGGTGCATCTCAACAACAACAAGCAATTGTACAAGGAACAAGAGCAACGGCATTGGCAAGTGGGGCAGATATGGTATTAGATGTAGCATTAATTAAGTTAGAACCAAAAACAGCACCATCAGAACCACCAATTAAAGCAAATATAAGTTCGGGATTAGATTCTAAATGGATTAATGGTGAAACTATTAAATTTACAAATAACGATAAACAACCTATTAAAGTTGAAATATCAGTTGCTTATCCACAAAATGTTAGATTTTTTAACGTACCGGAAACATCATTTGAAGTTCCTGCAGGTGGAACAAAAGATATAACTTTAACTGTTAATAGAGAAGAATCGGCAAAAGTTGGTTCAAATTGGGTTGGTACGTTTTGGGGATTAAAAGAATCGGGTTCAAAAGATTATACAGGTGGTTCAATGAAGATAACTGTAACTAATTCACAAGGAAAAAGTGAAATGAAAACTTACGGAATTAAATTATCCAAAAAGGATTTACAAGATTATAAAAATCATCAAACATAATAATTTATGAGTATTACAAAATATACAAACTTTGAGCAAATTGATTCTAGAAAAGAAAATAAAGGTAATTTTCTTTTAAAGGATGATTTACTTATTGTGTCCAAAACCGAAATAGAAGAAGCGGATTTTGGTGATTGTAAGCACGATGTTATGGAGGTTTCTATATATGATGTTAATAATGTTTTATTACCAAATAAAGCAGGAAACAATGTTGCATATTTAAAACCAAATGATATAAAAAACTATATGTACGATATAGTTAATGCAGGTGGTCAAAAAGAACTTGCTATAAATGTTGAAAAATTATTAAATGATTTAGGATATACAAATGGTATTCTTAAAGTTAATATAAATTTTGTTAGAAACAAAATAGGAACTGATAATAATTTAACAAGAGTTTGGGTTCAAGAAATATCACCATCGAGAGAGGAAGTTCGTATATTACCATTAAAAACTAATAATAATAATATAAATCATATTACAAACGCAGAATTTAAAAATATTCATAATTTAAGTAAAGATTTTAAATATTATAAAAAAAACATATTAGATGCTTTAGATAAATTTGAAGCAGGTTCGTTATCTGTAATAGATGATGCGTTGGTTGCTAAATTCGGAAATGATTTTAGAAGTGTATTGAGAAAAGATTTTGGATTAAGAGATTTGGATACTTTTCATAAAAGAATATTTGAAAATTTTAGAGATAGTATAAAAAATTGGGTAAATAATAGATACTACGATGTATCACAATCTACATTTGGTAAACCATCTGAAATACGATTTGAAAGTTGTGGACAATATGATTTTAATATGTTGTTGGGTGAAATTCAAAGTATATTAAATAATTG